ATGGCCGCGCCGGGATATCAAAACCAGTTTGTTTATATCGCTAATGATTTTGTCGATTGGCGATGGCCGGTGAATGCGCCTCCCGGCACATGGCAGATAGTTGGAACAGCAGTACTGGCTGGCGGCGGTGGTGGCGAAGTAGGCGGCTTGAATACAGGACAAATCTCTCAGCTTGCAATTAGAGTGGCATAGGAGAAACAATATGCCATATACCTATTCAAAAGTAAGTAATCCTAGATATTCAGACGAAAAGAAAAGCGGTGTTGTGTTGACCGTGCACTTTGACCATTTGTCAAAGCCGCATCCGTTTCTAGCGGTCCCGCATGATACCGAGCCGCATGGAAAGCAGTTATATGCGGAAGCCATTGCGGGGAAGTTTGGCGCAATCGCGCCCTATGTCGCGCCTCCCCCTCCCCCTGCCCCGCCCGCGCCTAAGCCAATTGTTCCCGATCCGGCATTAGTCGCCGCCGTCGCCGCCGAACTGGCGAAGAAGTGAGCGATTTTCCCGCGCTCGATACTCTTTCAAAGGTGTTGAGATTATGCGGGAACGGTAAAGAGAACAATTGGTCTGTGCGTCTTGCAGACTACTTCTTTATTGATTGCGCGTGCTGTATTTTTTTCCGTGGGCTTGCTTTAGGGATCATTATTGGATTGTGGCTCATGACTACAATAGTAATTATAGCCATACATACTCTGATTAGATAAAAGGAGCAACCATGCCGTGTAGTTCTTGTGGCGGAGGTAGGTCTTTATCGCCAAATAGACCGGCCCCGGCTCAACCGCCAATGGTGCAATCGTCGCAAAGAATTGTGACGACGCCGCAAGCTGGTGGGACAGGCTTTGTCAATAGAACAAACCCTAATAACTCGCCGCCTCCGACAAAGCGCACGACTGTTTGAGTTATGGCGGGTACGATCAGGATATTGTCTTAAATATCCCGCATCAATTTAAAGCATTCTTAGAACCAGCTCCCTTTAAGATATCTTGGGGTGGGCGTGGTGGAGCAAAAAGCTATACAATAGCGACGCTATTAGTTTATCTTGGATTTATTGAAAAAAAGAAGATACTGTGCGCCCGCGAGTTTCAAAACTCTTTAAAAGAGTCATCAAAAGCTCTAATAGAAGAGATGATAGTAGCATTGAATTTATCGTGGTTCTATACTGTTACTGAGACCGAAATAGAAGGTCTCAATGGCACGTCCTTTATTTTTAAAGGTTTACGCCTCAATGTAGGTTCTCTTAATTCATTAGTTGGTATCGACATATGCTGGTTAGAAGAAGCGCAAAATAATTCTAAAGTTTCGATCAATGCGCTATTTCCGACTATTCGTAAAAAAGGTTCAGAAATTTGGGTTTCCATGAACCCAAAAAAGAAAACAGACGTTATTTATGATATGTTTCTTACAGGTGATCCTCCGCCTGGATCAGTCATAATAAACGTAAACTATTATGATAATCCCTGGTTCCATGAAACATCGCTAGTCGTCCAAATGGAATGGATGAAAAAGCGTGATCCCGCTCAGTTTAGGCATGTCTGGCTTGGTGAGATAGAGACAAGATCAGATGCTATAGTATTCAGTAATTGGCGCGTCAACACGCTTGATGTTCCCGAAGGTTCGAGACCTATGTTTGGAGCAGACTGGGGTTTCTCTGTCGATCCAACCGTACTAATAAAGATTTATCTGTTTGATGCTGATAAGCTTTTGTATATTGAAAATGAAGCATATAAACACAAGGTTGAAATAGACGCGTTACCTGATCTATTTGATGAAATTCCTGGTAGCAGGTTCAACGTAATTACCGCAGATAGTGCGCGTCCTGAATTAATAGCTCATATGAGAAAACTTAACTGGCGTATTCATCCGTCAGTCAAGGGAAAAAATTCAGTTATTGAAGGCGTCGAATTTATGAGGACGCACGATATTGTCGTTAATCCGCGATGCGTTCACACTATTCACGAGTTGGGCCATTTTTCATACGATATAGATAAAGATGGCGTGATTTTAGCTAATCTGATTGACGAAGATAACCATTGCATTGACGCGGCTCGCTATGCGCTTGAAGCAAAGCGGCGTGGTCAACTAAAAGTTTCAGTCAGAACTTACTAGGATAATCATTGTCTATTTGGACTTCTGTTGCCAATAGTTTAAAATTGACCGGAAGTCGCGCGCCAAGCCGTAGTCCTGGCGCGGACCCTGTTAAAGACATGCGCGGTTTCTGGATTGGCGGGATTGATGGTTTATCACCTGTCAACTACGATCAAGTTTTCAAAGCGGCATACGCTCTAAAGCATCCGGCTATTTTTAGATGCGTTGATAAAATCGCATCGGTTGTCCAAGAGACACGCCTAGTTGCTCGAAAAATCCCGAAAGAAGAAGGAGTCGTCTATACTCGTCAAGATGCGACGACAAAGGCGCTCCAATGCATGATAGATAACCCTAATGACACGTTTAACGCAATCCAGTTCAAATACTGGATTGCAGTAAATCTGGCGCTATTCGGTCAATTGTTTCTCAAAGTCGGGCGAAGTTCCGCATTACTTCCTAATGCGCTTTATCCGCTGCAAACCCCGAACACAACCATACTGTTAGCCAAAAACGGAACCATTCGCGGCATTCGTATTTTAACCTCCGATGGTCTAGCGCATCAAGATTTGCCTACGAGACAAGTGGTTGAAGGAGAGGAGCTAGCGGGAAACAGTAGTGGTAAAGCATGGGGTTATCATCTATTTAGGCCGTCGGAAGATGTGCTAAAGATGCAAAATTCTCCACTCGCCGCGACGACAGTTCCCGCTGATATTATCGCTTTGCTACTGGCCCGAGCAAAAGACACGGCGAGCGGCGCTCCAAACTTAAGATATATTGTTGCAACGGATGCGGATACAACTCCAGAACAAGAAAACTCAATAACAAATCTTTTCAACAGTTCTCGTCCCGATGGACAAAAATCTGGTCAAGTTGGTTTCATTTCCGGCACACAAGCAAAGATACTAGAATTAGATAATGGTATGAATGATATTCATACTAAAATGCCAATGGACGATATGTTTCGAATGGTAGGAGCAATTTTTGGCGTTCCTATGGCGCTTCTCGGAATTAGCGCCGCAGATGGTGCAAAATTCGCATCAAACTTTGTCGAGTCACGTCTAGCGTTTGTGCAAGATACAATCATTCCTTCATATCTTCATCCGATTGAAACAGGTATAACCGCCGCGGCCTGCCCGCCCGGATATGAGATAGTATTCGATAGAGACTCAATTCAAGCATTAAATGATGAGCGAGTTAACAAGGCGCTCAAATTAAAAGATATTCCTTTTCTAACTGACGAAGAAAAGAGAATAGCTTGCGATTTTCCGGCAAAGCCGATTTTTGGTACTTTGCCCCCTACTCCTTCCAATTTCACGAAACCCCAAGCGGACGGTTTACCGCCCGATGAAGGTGTCAACGGCGGCGGCGGCGGATCATGAACCCCAACCATTTCGACTACAAATTTGATTTGATTAAGTCGGAAGCGTTGGCGCAAGGCTATATCAAAGGTGTCGCCACGTCGCCGAAAGTAGATAGTTACGACGATATAATCGCCATTGGTGCGTTTCAGGCTTCTATTGTGTCTCGCGGGGTAACAGGACCGACGGGAATAAAGATGCTGGCGCAGCACCGTTCGGATATGCCGATTGGAAATTGGACAAAACTCGAGTATTCTGGCGATAGATTACTTTGTGAAGGGCAATTAGACCTGACAGACAAACACGGTCAAACTTACCATAACTATGTCAAAAAAGATATGGTTGGGTCGCTATCAGTCGGCTTTCGAACGCAAGAGCGCACTTATAATGAAGATACTTATGTGAGGACGATTACTAAAGGTGATCTCCGAGAAATTTCTCTTGTGACATTTCCGGCGAACGAGGATGCCGTGGTTCTCGATTGCAGACACGACGACAATACTCCACGTCTTTCCGAGATAGAAAAGAAGATTGCTCACGAATTTGGGCTATCGCGTAAGCAAGCCTGCGGTCTTATCCGGGTGATAAAATCGTCCGGCTTGTTTGCCTCTGCTGCCGTA